GGATGGTTGTTGTGCGAGAGCTCACCAAAAAACATTACGGCAACACCACGTGGCGTAAACTGGACAAGATTCTTCTGAAACACGCTTGACAACCATTCAGTAATCTAGTATACTTTCACCATGAATATTTTCTATCTTGACCATTCACCGGTTCAAGCAGCGCGATATCATAATGACAAACATGTTGTCAAGATGATACTTGAATCAGCGCAAATGCTATCGACCGCACACCGTGTTCTCGATGGTGCACCAATGCAATCATTCTCGTCTACAGGCCGCAAACAAGTTACATACAAACACCCTAACGACTATTACGAGACATTTTTGTACAAAGCAACACACATCAACCATCCGTGCAATGTGTGGGTTCGACGATCATGGCACAACTATGATTGGTTATTCGAGTTGTTTATTGCCTTACTATCCGAATATCAGCGACGTTACCACAAGACTCACAAATGTGCACATCTTATTCCTTACTTGACTCACAAACCAAACCACATAGCAGGCATGAGCATGCGCATGAGTCTACTCATGCCTGGACATGTTGATTTGCCTCCGTGTGCTATGCCCGATGAGTGCAAGGTTGACAATGATCCTGTTGCTTCATATCGCAATTACTATGTCATGTATAAATCATCGTTTGCAGTGTGGAACAAAGGTCACGATGAAATGCCATTGTGGTTTGCACAAAAACTTGTCGATATAGTTAAATAAGTGAGAAACTACACGGACCGTTTCACAACAGAAGAAATACTGTATATGCGTCAAAAGGTGGTTGACGCATATCCTCAAAACATCACATCATTAGAAGATTTCATACGGGCAGAAAAGATCGAACGTATGAAATCTATACCACCATCATTAGTAGACTACTCAGAATTCCTGTTTTCGAACTACTCTATTTCACCTAACGACATGGATTTCGAATTAGTGTTCATGGAGAATTCTACTCAATTGGAAGAATACTTCACACTTCTCGAAATCACCACATCCCACCTATTGCAAAGAAGTATACCCGGTCGTACCGTTCACATATTAGTTCGTGAAAAGAACACAAACACCATAGTTGGTTTCATTACTCTTGGTTCTCCGGTTATCAACATGAAACCACGGAACACGCTGTTCGATGTGACCAACTATGCTATCAATCCCGGTTTGAAAGTGTTCAACCGAAGTGCATATATGGGTTTCATAATTGTGCCTGTACAACCGTTTGGTTTCAACTATATCGGTGGTAAACTATTGTCATTGATGTGCGTTTCTCATGAGATACGTGATTATCTCAACACACGGTACGACATGAATGCCATTCTTTTCGAAACAACATCATTGTATGGTAGTGAGAAATCTGGTTCACAGTATGATGGATTGAAACCGTTCATTCGTAAGGGTGGTCAATCAGAATCGAAGTTCATACCACCAATGCGTGATCGAGAATTCCATGAGTTGACAAAGTGGTTGAGTGACAAGATAGATGATCGTGTTTTTACCGATAGTGTATCGAGTCGAAAAATGAAGATACAGTCATTGATCATATCTATCATTTTACGTTACTTCACAGATAAAAACATGGTATCTGAGAAAGAAGAGTTCAAGTCTGTTCTTGCCAACATTCAGAATACGTTGACTCCACAAAAGAACTACTACTACAGTACCGTTGGTTACGAGAATGCGATTAATCACATGTTAACGGGTGAACCATTGAGAAAAGCACCGAACTATGATGCATACTCGTTGAATTCTTTGGTGGAGTGGTGGCGAAAGAAATCTATCAACCGTCATAACAAACTCATCAATGAAGATAGGTTGCGAACACGATTGGAAGTGTGGACAGATGCGGTGACACAACGTAATGTGGACATAATACGTTAAAATGATAAATATGACTATCAAATAGGAGACACCATGTCAAGATTGATTTCAGAAGGCGGACTACGATTCGAGATTCCTTTTAAGGGTTCGTTTACCAATCAGAAACCACCATACATACTGAACAATGTGCTATCTTACCGAGATCGTTTCGATCAGTATTCGTTGCCACGTGACGTGATGAAAACGATAGATCGAGATATCAAGAAAGTCAAAGAATACATACGAAGTAAATCACAGAAAGTCACTGATCCGAAACTGAACAAAGAATACTTTACTGTGATTCGAAACTATTACACATACGAAGGTCCGTATCATCCGGGCGAATCTATGTACTCGAAGTTTGCTCCATTCATTGGTGCCAAACGTGGTATGATGGTTCTCAAAGACCTACAACGATTGAAGAAAGAGTTGGAGACTGCTGAGAACAAACCTGAATTCGAAGACTAAATATTCGCAACAGGAGATGCCCATGCCTTTTTATGAATACCACTGTGAAAGTTGTGATTATGAGTTTGATGAACTTTTGAATATGGTTGATAGAAAAAAACCAGAATCCTCACCTTGTCCAAAATGTCAAAAACAGACCATCAAGCTCAAAATAGCAACCACACATTTCACTATAGGAGATACCGTCAGATTAGGAATACGCAAACCCGATAGAGAGTTTCGTGATGTATTGAAGAACATTAAAAAGAACCATCCACATCACGGCGAAAACATTAACAGATATACATGATATAGTTGTTGCACAAACATAGTGAAAACATACAACATAGGGAGTTCCCATGGCAACAAAAATCCCATCACTTTCTGTTAAGAAAGTAACACCGTTGACCGACAATCAAAGTCGAATCTTTGATGCGTTTAATAGTGGAAAACACCTATTCATATATGGATCAGCAGGAACAGGAAAAACGTTCGTGTCATTGTATTTGGCATTCAATGAACTGTTCAACAAACCTGTTTGTGACACAGACGTTTTCAAATTGGTCATCATTCGAAGTGCCGTACCCACAAGGGATTTGGGATTTCTACCGGGCGATGCAGAAGAAAAGGTTTCGATCTATTCGGAACCATATCGTAACATAACGGATAATCTATTCGAACGTGAAGGCATGTTCGACAATCTACAGTCAAAAGGGATGTTAGACTTCATGTCAACATCATACATTCGTGGATTGACAATCGATAACAGTATCGTGATTTTTGATGAAATACAGAACGCCAACTTTCACGAGTTAGACAGTGTGATTACAAGACTTGGTTCTTCATCACGTATCATCTTTTGTGGTGACTTCTTTCAGACCGATTTGAAGCGTGAGAGAGAGGTCAAAGGAATGCGTGACTTTATGAACATACTAAAGACTTTAGACGATTTTGAGACAATAGAACTTAATGAGTCAGATATCGTTCGATCTGGTTTGGTACGTAAGTTCATTATGCAGAAGAATCAGTACATGAAAAACGGAAATATGGAGTTGAAACTTGTTGGTTAATGATGATATGTTAAGAGAACTACAGATAGAAACGAAACGTGAACTGGAAAATAAACTGATTACGCCAGAATCGTTTTCACAATCAGTCATAGAGTTTATTGAACAGTACGATTATGATCCAATTGATGGATTGGTTGAGTACTGCAATAAACATGAAATCGAGTTGAACAAAGTGCCAGATTTGATGGCACCACGACTGTTGAGTATGATACAGGAAGATGCGGAAAACAAACATTTGATAGAGAGAACACCAAAAATCGAATGGTAGACGGGTATGTAGCGTTTCAGAAGTTTGTTGCAATCAAACTGCACTTCAACCCTAACAATGATTATAACTACTTTGCGACAAGTGGTGCAATACGTAGTTCACTCGAATCTTTCTCACGGAGACAAGATCGATACCAATTCTACAAACTTGCCAAACTTACTGAATTTAACGAAGAAGAAATAGAGAGATACATATTCTCTAATTTAGTGCATAACTCAGATATATGGGTCAAATCTCTAATATCCACACAATGTGAAGAAGTGTATCGTAAACACAAGAGATATGTGGCACGAAATCCTTTGAACATGTTTCGTCTTGATTTGAAGGAACTACAGAAACGGACCAAACACTTTCCTGATCTGTTGAAAGTAAAGAACAACGGTCCTATTCTGTTACAGGACGTGTTTGCACAGACGATATCGCCAGAGACACTATATCTGATTGTACGCGCAATGCCGGGACTCTATGACATTTGGCAGAAGAAGATCGACAATGATCTAAGTGAAGCTATGAAACCACTGGTACACGACCCCCTGTATCGTCAGAGAATGTACTTTGATTTCTTGCATAGGTTCATGAACCACTTGACAATAGAAGAAATCCGGGATATAATAGAACAAGAATATTTTGTTATGGTTGGTTGATCGTCGGTCAACCCGTGGACAAGAAAAATATGCCGTATACAAGGAGAACACATTATGGCAGAATCTATTTCCGATCTGAAAAAGAACAGAAAACGGAGATTCGATGATCTTCGATCAAAGGTCGAAGATATGGACAAGAACACAAGTTCAAACAAGGATGAACGGTTCTGGCAACCGACCGTTGACAAAGCTGGTAACGGAGCAGCAACCATTCGGTTTCTGGACGCGCCAGTAGGTGAAACGTCACCGTATGTCAGAATGTTCGATCACGGTTTCCGTGGACCGACAAATGAGTGGTTTATCGAAAACTCATTGACAACACTCGGACAGAAAGACCCGGTAAGCGAATACAACTCGCGACTGTGGAACAGTGGTGTAGAGAGTGATAAGGATATCGCTCGAGCACAGAAAAGACGTTTGCATTTCATTGCAAACATTCTTGTCATTGATGATCCCGCTAATCCCGAGAACAACGGTAAGGTTTTTCTATATCGTTTCGGAAAGAAGATTTTCGAGAAGATCGAGTCAAAACTGGAACCGGATGAAGATGAAGTGGATGACAACGGGAATCCTGTTGCACCTGTCAACGTGTTTGACTTTTGGGAAGGATGCAACTTCCGTCTAAAGATCAAGAACGTTGAAGGTTATCGTAACTACGACAACAGCAAGTTTCTCAAGTCAACTGCACTGTTTGATGACGATGCAGACATTGAACGTGTGTGGCGACAGGAACACAGTCTGGAAGAATTTCTCGATCTTAAGAACTTCAAGTCTTATGATGAACTTCTCGCGAGACTGAACAAGGTCTTGGGTTTTGATACTCAGTCCAAGGAACTTATGCGTCCCGGTGATGTGATGGAAACAACACCAAGTTCTCATGAGACTGCTGAGAGTCGAATTCAAGAAGAACTTTACAACAAGTCAAGTGAATCGGAAGAAGTAAAAACCAGTTCAAAAACAGAAGAATCAGAGGACGATATGTTCGATTCGATTCTGAGTACCATTTAGGTAAAAATGTAGGTAATAAGATCAAACCCCGGCGATTGCCGGGGTTTTTTATTCGAACAATTGTCTTATAGTGGTTTCAGTTAGGTTTGGATCAGTGATGAAAACAGGAGTTGAGTTGAATGAGTTTTCCATGTTAAGAGTAGATGCATTTGCAAATATATTTTCAGCATTTCTCATTCTCGATGCACGAACTTCATCCACTACAGCATCTGATGAGTCGCGTGCCACAGTGGTACCAGTTGGATTTGGATTTGTGCCAATTCTCACCTCTCCCGCAAATGCTGCTAATGATTCAAGAACGCGAGCTCTCTGGTTATTATTGCCCCGCCCGCCGGCAAGTATAGAGTCGATTCCATCACTAATGTCATCCGCGGCATTTTTGAAATTTCGAGCAAATGTTGAGAAACCTTCACCACCACCAAAATCACCACGTCCAAAAATATCGACAATGGTTTGAAATGCTCCCGCTCCTCTTTCAAGTTCCTCAGCATTTTCCGCAACTTCCATTATTTTATCGAGTGGTGAATCAGCACCAAAAAACTCCAAAACACGCGAACCAAAATCTGCTAATTGACCAACCAATTCACTGGCAGTAAATGCAATCAATCCAAGAGCAATTTGACCCATTCCTCTTGCGAATGCTCCCGCACGATTTTCTCCATCTTCACCAAAATCGTCGGTCAATGATAATAGTTGTCTTACATTATTAGCGGTTCTTTCTGCCCAATTATCAGTATCTTCAAACTTGTCAAAAGCTTCTGATACGCGGTTTGATACACCTTCACCCAATGCAAACGCAACAAGACCAAGTGCAATCGCTCCCATAGCAGCAGCAAATCCCGCACTTTCACTAATTAATGCACCAACACCACCGAGTTCATCAGAAATCGATAACAACATCGTTACGTTGTTTTTTATGTTTTCCGCCCATCCAGTTTCTTCAAACTTGTCAATAGAGGCCGTGATTGATGACACAGCTACAGAGAGTCCTTGTCCAATCGCAAACGCAACAAGACCAAGTGCAATTGCTCCCATAGCAGCAGCAAATCCCGCACTTTCAGCAACCAATCTCCCAACACCACCAAGTTCGTCAGAAATCGACAATAATGTTGTTACATTATCAACTATACTTTGACTCCATGAAGTACCGCCAGAAAACTTATCAAT